TGTCCAGAATCCGTAACCAGTGCAAATAGATCTCTGGACTCCAAATAATACAGCTTGCAGAGAACTTTGTCTTCTTGGTGTCTGTAAAGCCCATTATCATACTTGTCGTCGATCAGGGTTCCGTTTGCTTCAATTTCCTCCATGGTAATATCTGGGGTCCAAGCATCACTGAGCTCCATGTTTATACTACTACTGAGTACTTCTTATAAATAGCTTTTCCGTTCACAGTATGAATGCTTCTTCAGGAATAGCATGATGTCTTTCATCCTGAAACGGAATACCATATGTCCTGCGTAACTGTATATCTGCAAGTCCATAATGTTGACGTGATGATCCGTATACAGTGTTGCAAGTTATAAAGATATCAAGTGCCGGAACATAATAAAGTTCACTCCAACTTTCACTTTTTTGCAAAAGTCTTCCAATACTTTTAATAGTTTCAATGTGATGTGTTTCACCTAATTCAGATTCAAAGGGGGCATAATTAGAATCATCAAACTCTGAAAAGGTATAATCCTTTATTTCGTATCCTTTCGATTTTTTATATTTTTCCATATATTCATTGTGATCGTCTGCGCTATTAACAAACGTGTATTTTCCATCATCGTAAACAAATACAAACGTAGGAACTGGGTTTGCATAAAAGTATAAACTACGTTCATGGACTTCATCAAATACGGTATATGTAAATTTTTCTAAGAACTCTCCGTTCTCTTTTATATCATCCAGCGTTCTCAAATGAGCTGCCATTTTTACATTATCATAGTCTTCTTCTCTCTAGGTAGTCTACGTACAAGAAGTTCACGCGCAGTTCCACCTACACTCATATCTTCTGCACCTTCAGGAATTCCTTCGATAGAACGCAAAATTTCAGCAGCTCTAGTAGGTTCATCTGCAAGATGCATCAAAATTTGAGTACGAATTAGATTACGACGAAGTGGAGGACGTGATGTACGAACAGTACGACTAATGGTTCCCACTCCATTCCCTTCAAGCGCAAAATTGTCCACTTCGTTGTCCTTCATGAATGTCAGGATGTTGGATGAAATAGTTGCCTTCTGGTCACGAATCGTTTTAATTTGAGCACGAAGTTGACGTTCTTGATCATCAAGAGTGATCCACTCCTTCAGACTTTCGCGGACTTGTTCCGTCTTGTCTTCTGCCATTTGTTGTAGTATGTTCCTGGGTTGAAAATCGGTTATCTGCAGCAGGTTGATTTGTTTTAACTTGCAAATCTTTTTGTTTCATGCCTTCACTCCATTTGGCAAGTTCTTCTGCGGACATCCACCTTTCATCGTGATATACAAACGGTTCGTTAGCAATCCATTTATTCAAAAATTCAATAATTTTTTCCGCACGGTCCTTCTCCATTTGTTATACTTGTGTCTTTGAGTTGAAAATCGGTTGCCCGCAACAAGTGTCTTTGATCCCACATAATCATTCACAAATGGAATGTATGAAGCAATGTTTGGATGAGTTTCTAATGTCTTTACCATATGCTCAGTTTGTGTCATGCCTTTGCCAAGAGCAGAACCAAAGAGTGGAACAACATTGACCATATGAGCAACGGCTTGTCCGGTATCCTGTTCTAACATTGCAACTGCAGACGCAGCAGCTCCTGCTAATGCTACAAAAGGAGTCGCTATAGCTGCACCAATAGGTCCACCTACAGCTTCTGCCGCATCGGCCGCTGTTGTCACTCCCGTCTCGGTTGCCCCATGTATCGCATCCAGAGCTAAATCCGCTAATGGTACATTTTCCTTGAATGTTAATACAGGAGTTGTAAGCAGACTATAAATGTTTCGAACAGGGTATTCCAGTGAATCTGGCAAATACGAAACTAATGAAGATATATTGTTCTTCACAGTAAAATCAACAAACGGATATTTGCTTTCCGATCCACCTTTCTTTTTTAATCCACGAAACACCTGTTTGGCAGTTTTTTCTGTAAAAATAGGGTTTGTTTTTGCTTTATCGCGATATGCAGATTTTTGAATTTCAGTTGGAGATTTGAACGATTGTTTTCTCAAAAAAGCTGTCAAACTAATCAGCTTTACAGTTTCTTTGGCAAGATCAAAATCTTTAAAGCGTTTCTTGAGAACGTTGTACGCACGTTCTTCTTGCTTTGTAAATGGACTATCATAAATCCACACCATTACTTAAGTTCAACTGTTATTTTTTTAATACGATCTGTTAAATCTTCTTTATCTAAAATTTTAAATTGAACATTCTTAAATCCAGATTTAGGATTGCGCTTGTCGGCAGCAACGTTTTCCCATTTTTCCATATTTTTCCATTCAGTTTTTGTGCGCGAGTCAACGTGACTCAATTCACGAAAGCCTTCTCCTCTCATTGTAGGCTGAAAAACATCGATCTTATTTGCTTTCAATCTGTTTCGAAGAGCATCATCTTCTCCACCCCACCCCCAAAAATTATTAGGGAATCCATTAACCTTTTGAACATCTTCAATTCGCATCGAAAGAACACCTCCAAGAAAATCGGGGGAATCATATTTTGATGTCCAAACTTTTGCAATATGAATAGGCTTTTCGGGGATCGCCGTATAATAGGGTACCAGCGCTCTTAACGGAATTAAGTCTACATCATGGAAAATTACGTAGGAAAACCCATTTTGTTTTGCAATTCGAGCACCAATGTTTAACAAGGCTCCACGATTAAACTTTTCGCCATCTTGAGATTGTTCAATGATCAACACAACCCAATCAGGATGGTATCGATTCATATGACTTACAAACTTCTTTAATTGTTGAGACCTTTCCTGTTCTGCATTGTCTCGAAATGGAATAAGTATTGTTGGAGTTCCTTGTGGGAACTGTTTAACATCCGATACCTCTAACGGTATATACATTTTGCTCATTATTTTAAATCCATAGAATAAGATGAAACCGTTCATACACACGTATGACGATGCTTTCACACGAGCAAGTCCATATACTCAACAAACAGAAGAATTAAAAACTACTTTACAATATATTTTTGACCAGCGTTATTCTTGCTATCTACTTTGTGTGAAGGATAAAGAATATACCCTTTTTAAGATTGAAAGTAAAGGTGGTGATCCAATTTTGGATAAACAAATCAATAAAACTCTCAAACGCAAAAAGATTAAATCATCCACCAAAACTTGGAGACGTATGGGATGTATTATAAAACCATTTAAGAAAGAATCTACTTTTGCCAAAGAGTGGATTCCGTTGCTCGATTCTGTGAAAGAGAAGCTGCCCAATGGTGTTTTTGTACTAAGTTTGTCGGATTCAGTTTTACTTCCTTCTACTGCAAGTGGAAACTTTTTACCTGTCTATGCCTATTCTGGTAAACAGGGGTACAAAGATATCCCCATTCCAACATACGATGATTTATTTGATTCAGACATTGGGCCTGTTGAAACAAATTGGAGTCAAAAGAAAGATGTAGCTGTATTTCGAGGATCATCAACCGGATGTGGATATACAAAAGATACAAATCAAAGACTTCACCTTGCGTCAATGAAGTCTGAGGATTTGGATGTTGGAATTACGCAATACACATCTCACTTAAAGATCAATTCGGCCACCGATATTGGTCAAGCTGAAAGGGTAGCTCCCGTTGCATCCAAGCTGTCTTGGAAAGATCAAAGTGAATACAAATATTTGTTACATGTGGATGGAAATGTTGTGGCGTATCGACTTCTGAAATCTATGTTGACCAAGTCAGTTGTACTGCGTGTTAAAAGTGATTTTGTTCACTGGGCTGACAAATATTTAGAACCGAACAAACACTATATTGAAATCAAAGCTGATCTTTCAGATTTGAAAGAAAAGGTCGATTGGTGCAAGTCTAATGATGTAGAATGTAAAAAGATAGCAAAAGCAGGATATACTCTTGCAACCAAATTATTAGCTTCAGCTAAATCTGATTTTGTGAAGATTCTTTCAAAGTAGGAGTTTAATAAACTCACTAACTTCTGTAAGTTCGGCTTGAATCTTTTGTAGCTTTTTATCAATTTCTTCTTTAGAAGGAAGAGGCTTTTCTGCAAGGATAGTCGTATTCCAATCTGCATTATCCGGCCAAGGTGATTTTGGGAGAGACGTCCATCCCCAGATAGACCAAGTCGTTCCACGTTTACTTCCTGAAGACGGACCCATACATATATATTCCGTGTCGCGGTTGCGGCTCTTTACAAACGCTCGAAGAGTTGGAGGAAGAATATCAAATGAATAAATATAATCAGTTCCATTTGGCATTCGTTCTTTGAATCGTGTATTGAGTGACTGTAGCCAATTTACCTCTGATTCGGGAATTACGTTGCTCATTAAGAATGATAGTTCATCTGTATTTAAACTAAAACTTCCACTGCTTATCGCATTCCAGACAAGTAACGAACGTTGTCATAGGTTCATCAGCAGAACGCGTTTGCATTTGATAGTAATCGCATTTGGACTTCTTCTTGCATCCGGAGCACCACATGAAGATAGATGCTGCATCACTCTTAGAATACAACTTCTTTTCTGTTTCAATGATCTTTTCAATAGTTGCTTTCCAACGTGAAGGGCACATGTCAAACGCATTCATTTCAACAAACTGAGTGATTGTGAGATCTTTGTTTTTCAATTTTTCAAGCCAGTTTTCTTTGTTTTCAACATAACTGCTCATTCCTTTCAAATTTTCATAGAGAGAAATGGCTTTGTTCCTGTACATGTTCCAGAACACTCGATTCCCCCAATCAACTTCAACTCCTTCTTTAATCGCAATTGTATTTGTAGATTGAAGCATCTCTCGTTCGAACTCTTTTGCGAAGTCTTCATTCTCAAAGAGTTCGGTGAAGTTTTCAATTACCTTATCGCGAATTGCACAGTTTACAAAGATATCTTTGGTCTTTACTTGAACTGGTTTTACGACATGGGTTACTTGCTTTACATGAGGAACTTCTACATCTTCAAGTTCATCAACTTCAATTTCTACATCTTCAATTTCATCATCTTCGATGCCTTCTACATCCACTTCATCTTCTTCATCTTCTTCGATATCAAATGTCCACTCTGCATACAAAGTTTCATATTCATCGTGCTTTAAATTCACATATGCAGATGCAGAACGTTCGTAATCATCCTGATCTTCGGATTCAGTTGCTAGGATCACAATTGTTCCACCATACGTTTCTTCATCGAATGGACTCGGTAGCATATGCTGGTTAACAGTTTCTTCATCGTCAGAAATACTTGCAAATACAGTTAGCCATCGTGTATCCTTTGTGGGATCTTGTAGTTTTCCCTGATACTGAATAGTTGTAGTTTTATACTTCTTGCGAATCCATTCAAGCACATCGGCAGTCTTTACAGGAATTGTAATATCGCTTACAACGCCTGAATGTGAAATTGCGACTCCGTTTACCATTTTAGAAGATACAGACATACCGCTTATTAGTTTCGTTTTTAAACGATGAAAACGGATTATTGGTTCTTTTTGAAAGAACTAGTACACAAAATGAGTTCAAGCAAGTACGTTCCTCCCCAGATGAGAAACAAGAAGGAGACTGTCGAGGAAAAGCCCAGACCGTCCTTTCGTCGTACGTATCAAAAGTCTCAGTGGGAACTTGAAAAGGAAGAAACTGAACGTAAGCAAGTACTTGAACAACAGGAACTTGAAAAGAAGAGAGAATTTACAGATGAAAACTTTCCCTCTATCAGTTCGAATGCTCCACGTGATTCAGCGTGGGGTGGAAAGAAGACGTTTGCTGCACTCGCTGTTGAGTGGGATGCAAAGGCAAAGGAAGACGAAATTAAACAAAAACAACAAGAGAAGGAGGAACAGGTCACGCAGTTTCAAAGACGTGCAAATGTCCCTCTACCCCAATTTCATAATATTCACAGGTTCGTAGAGCCTGAAGATGAAACGGAACAGCAAGATGAGAGTCCTGTAAAGGCAACTGATCCTGCTGAAGAAGGTTGGGTTACAGTTGATCGTAGAAAGTATCGTCGTCAAAAGACGATTGAAGAGAAGCTTAACCGCCCGCCTACTCCGGAACCCGGAGATAGTGTTTGGAATGGAGATAGTCGCGAAGAAACCGACGCAACGTGCTGGGATGAACATCATTAAATAGCAAGTGCAGCTGGACGAATAAACAAATTACGGATCCAACCTGCTATATCTTGAGCTTTCCGCATAAGATATGTTCCATACGGTCTATACTCAAGTTTTTTACCATAATAAAATCCCAGTGCTAATGAAACGATAAGAAGAACAACATCTACAAATGATAAGATGCCATTTGTAGCGATTTGGTCTGATACAAATTTACCCACTTTATGAGTTACTGTATTTGTATCGTTTTCAGAAGCCTTTCCTTTTACATCAGGTTTCTCTACAGCCTTTGTACCTCCCATAAGTCCTCCACCCGATGTTTTCTTACCAGCTCTCTTACATCTCATATATGTCTTATTATCGTGCGGCATTGGGGCACCGGGTAACTGCTCAACATCATTGAAATACACCAGTCGATCACCAAGAGGTTGAATAGGACGTGAACCGGGGGACACGTTTTTAACTAGTAAAGCAAAATCAGTAGGATCGATGTTGATCATTGACTTGAATACTACCCATTTCACAGATTGGCAAGGGGGGACAACCATAGATCCGTCGTAGACAAAATAGGCCCCGTTCGGGGGCACCATCATATTGAGACTCCAATTTTCTCCAAGATTTACCTGAGTGTATTGTTGAGTAGGGTTGGCATACCCTACAAATGAATTGAAAAAGTGAGTTGCAGACGTTTGAGATGAATTGACACGAACAAGAGAGCTTACACACAAATATCCACCAGTCGGGTTTGTAAAGATAGCAATAACTTCTGCATCTGCTTGAATGTTTTCAATTGTGTGATGGCTGGGGTGATTGACTAAAATCATCGTGCAAGTATAGCCCTCTCCGTTATACTTACAGGTGCCCAGACCAGCCGTACTTTGCAGAATAAGGCCTTCATCCGAAACAACTACATTCGCTTGAGGGATCATAACATTGTCCATCACAAGCTCACATAAAAGATCACATGGTTTTGCAGATGATTGTGATAGGTTTATAGGACTTTGGTTGCTCGTAGGACAAGCCCATGAGGTAGTCGAGCTATACACGCTCATTTGTAGTCTCGCAGTATTTTGTATCTTGTCAATTAAGCAATAGCAAATGGTAGATATTAGTCCAGGAGCTGCTGCTGGAATAGGTATTGGAGCTGGCGTTGGAACCGTAATTCTCCTAGCCTTTTTAGGCGGTGTATTTAAAATTCCCACTGCGTATGCTGAAGGCGCACCACTGTACGAAACTTCTCAATATTTTTCTCTCATAAATTGGTTTCGTATATTGTACTACTTCTTGCCATATGGACTGTTCTTATTTGGAGTGATTTACGATGGCCTTGTTCGTAAGATCAAATTCTTCCCTGCTGGATTTATTGGACTCGTAGCCGTCTACCTGAATTCGCTGATCAGCTACTTTGTGAATGGAAGAGTTCCGGTAATCGACAGTGATTCGTGTGGAATCCCCGGGATGTCTAAATCTGGATCTGTTATTGCTCCTCAAAACATTCTTTTTACAACAACTGTTCTAAGTTACATTGCATCCTACATCACGAACACTCAAAGTGATTCAGCATACTCGGGTGCTGCGTGGGGTGGT